GATGGCAATATCTATGATATCACATCAAGGCTTGAAGAAATTCATATGATCCGACAATGGATTAATGAGTTAGTTAAGTATGACGAAACGAAGTACCAAATGTCATACATGGCTTCGGGTGATTCTATCAAGATTTGGTTTGATGATGAAAAACATGCAATGCTGTGCCAGTTGAGGTGGGGATGAAATTAAAAACAGGCCGTAGCATAGGATGGAATTTAGAATTTGTAAATATGGAAATAACAGATAGAATCTATGACGGGTGTGATTGTTATCCGTGGCGAAAAGTCTTCGCTTTGCTCCCAGTCAAAACTGTAAAAGGTAAGTATGTTTGGCTGCGAACTGTTTACAAAAGAAAGTTTTGGGTTGTATGGGGCATGGGCTTTCATATGGAACCACATGTAGAATATGGAACGTTGTTTGATATCTTATGAGCATAACAATCAAACTCAAACACGGATTACAGCCACAAGAAGAACAGTGGCTCAGTAAGAACATTGGTCGTAGACTTCATTACCTTCACAATTCAATCGGCGGAGAAGGTTGGATAGCTAAACAATACAACGAACAAGAGATATTCCACGATGAAGGTGGATCCTACACTAGACATGGTAGGGTTTGGAAACTTACATTAGAAGATGAACGACTTGCTAGTTGGTTTTTGATAAAGTTCCCACAATGATAGAAGTAAGAATTTTAGACAAGATGCCCAATGAAATAATGGACATCGTTCGTGAAATAAGAAAAATGGGTCATGTCCAAGGTATAGACTTTGACTTTGCGTATCACAAGCCCGAAATCATTGTAGATGACTACGAGGGAGTATATAATAGATTTACTCTGTTCAAATTCTACAAAGAAGAACTAGCAACATGGTTTAGTTTGAGGCATCTATAATGGCAATATTTAATACAGGACATTTTGCACCGTTGGTCAGTCAGACACCTGATTCAGATAGAAGTTCTGTAAGCCGTGACGAGCGCACAGGTCGTGTAGTATACAAGATAGATTTGCGTCATCAAAAAATCAATGAGATTGAATACATTAAATGGTGTCGCCGAAATTTAGGTGATAGGCATGCTGGGTGGGATTTCTGGATGGAAATCGGTAATCAAATGCTGTACATTGAAGTATGGGGCGAAAAGCAAAAGTTCACGTATGAAATGTGGAAGAACTAACTTGAAACCATGATAGAATTAGTAAGCGTCAACGGTATAATGCAAAGCACTTATGCGTACATAGTGCAAGATACGAGTATCATATTTCGTGTTGCACCTCCCCCGATGGCTGAGGTTAATGTAAGCATACAAGGCACTAATATAACATATACTGGTAACGGGACTAATTGTGTGTTCAACTTACCATCAGACATTAGATTAGAAATGGAATTCAAACAATTCATGCACCAAGCATGGTTGAACAGACATAATCCAACAGTTAAAGACCAGTTAGAAAAATTGAAAGTAGTTATGGAGTTAGTTAGATGAATGCAGAGAAAACAAACATGTGGCGAGAGTTGAAGGGCTTAACGCCTATTCAGTCATGGAAGTGCAAATTGAATTTACATAAGTGGACTAACTATGAAGTAGTTGAACCGCGAAATGAGTTTAGTAATCGCATGTACGCAGTTTGTCATTGTGCAGACTGCGGCATGCCACGAATCGAACAACCTTTTACAAAGAGTATGAAAAATGGCTAATGATATTATGATTGACATTGAGAGTTTAGACACAACACCTGATTGTGCTATTCTTACAATAGGGGCAGTTCGCTTTGACCCAAAAGGTTCCGGTGTTGTTGAACGACTAGAATTACGCCCGACATTAGAAGACCAAACAGACGTATACAATAGGAGAATAAGTGATGATACACTTCGCTGGTGGTCCGAGCAAAACCCCGAAGCAATTGAAGAAGCGATGGGCGATAATGGACGAGTACCTTTTAAAGAGTGTATGGAGACGCTTTATAAGTTCTGCTGGAATCGCCGTGCTGTTTGGAGTAACGGTGCTCCCTTCGATTTGGTCGTCATGGAAAACGCTTGGCGACAAACAAGTGATAAGATTAACCCTATCCCCTGGCCCTTCTGGTCAATGCGAGACACAAGAACATTGTGGGAAGTCGCAGGAGTTAAACTTAAAGACGGCGGACACGTTACAAGTCACAAAGCCGTAGAAGATGCTGAACGTCAAGCTATTGTTGTTCAACAAGCATATATGAAATTAATGAAAGCAGGATTGGTTGCTCCTCGATGAAATTTCAATCAGATATTGACATTGACTTTGGTAACAGAGAAGATATTTTAAAACATATCAAGCATATCCCTGCGGCGATGCGTAATGTTACGCCAATACGCAAACATGCTACAGGTGTTCACGTCTCGGATATTCCCTACGATGCTATCAATGATATGGCGAACATTGATTATACCGTAGCAGAAGAACGTGGTTATTTTAAGTTAGATTTGTTGAACGTACACGTATACGGGCATGTGCGTGATGAAGCACATTTGAATGCGTTGATGACTGAACCTGATTGGTCTATGCTGAATGACAGGAATTCAGTTGAAAAGTTAATTCACTTGTCTAATCATTACAACAACCTTCAGCGTATGCCAGAGCCTGTAGATACTATTCCTCGTCTTGCTATGTTTCTGGCGGTAATTCGCCCAGCGAAGAAACACTTGATTGGTCTCCCATGGAAGAAAGTTGCGGAAACGGTGTGGGAAAAGGAATCTGGCGAGTATCATTTCAAGAAAAGTCATAGTGTCGCCTACGCAAATCTTGTTGTTGTTCATATGAACCTGCTCAAAGAAGGCATCAAGACAGACGTTTAACTAAGGTTATTGATTTACGCTTTGATTTGCGTTTTGCTAGTTCTAGCATACTGCAAGTTGGACCGTGTAATACCGTCAAACTTTTGTTGTTGAACGTTCGAATGTAGGGTTTGAAAATAATCCATTCTTCTTTCAAGAACATGTTAATGGGCACCAATCTATTGGATTCCCACCACCAAATATCACCTAGTTCTAAGAACTTGTCACGTAGTATCGGGTCTACGATTGAGCCGTAATCATATATAGTGGTAACTATGTCGTCCCTATTCTGGACTATTCCGACATAATCTTGTCCTGCATATGAGCAAACTGTTATGAATGGATGATTTTCTGAAAGTTTTTGGAAGAATTCTGAGTGAATCATTATTATAGCGTCTAGGTATATTTATCTTCGGTAAAACCCAATATATTATTTGACATAAATAGTATATAAGGAGCCGCACTGTGTACTCAACATCCGTTTATTTCTACACCCCAAGACAAATCGTTGTGTTAAATGTTGGCAACTCACCTAGGAGATTCAATACCGTGTATGCTAAAACTTTAAAACTCCACAAAGGAGTTGACAACAGAATTCAATTTCAATTTTTAGACCAGGAACAAAAACCCGTCAATATCACTGGTAAAGAGATTACTATCCGAATCATTGACTCTACCCACTCAACTGTTTTAGTGAAAAAAGCACTTACACCAATCCTAGCATTGAACGGTTTGACTGAGTTACAACTATCAAGTTCAGAACTAGATGATGTTATTGCTCAGAAAGCACATTATTCAGTTGAAATCCCAGATGGTGCATTCAATCTTCCTGTCTTCGTAGCAGGTGACGGCGGCGCTACAGGAATGATGGATATCGTTGATAGTGTGTTACCAAAACATTCACCATCAATGGAAATAGGAATAGCTTCCCATGCTGAGCCAACTGATACTGGAATTACGTATTACAGTGATATAATGGGAACTGGGTATGCAGAGAAACTTTCGATCCAATCATTTTTATCTAGCTTTACTGGTACGTTGACTGTCCAAGGTTCAACCACTATATCATCTCCTGAATGGTATGATGTGTATGATGTTACCTACACAGATGCCTCTGAATCTTACCTTTATTCCATTGAAGGATTTCATCCATACATTCGCATTGCTATCAACAGCACCCAGGGCAATGTGGATAAAATTCTCGCAAGATAATTACCGACTTTATTGCTTTTCACTACATAGTTTGTTATACTAACAAAGTATGTTTGATATCCTTTCTATAATTCCCGGCAAGAAGAAAAACACTAGCAGTGGCTGGATCAGCTTTAACGCGGTGTGTTGCGGTCACCGTGGACACAAAGCTGACCGAAGAAGTAGAGGCGGACTCAAGTTTGATGGCCCTACTAATTGGGTGATGCATTGTTTTAACTGTACATTTAGTTGCAGCTTTGTTTTAGGTAAGCCTATAAGCCCACGAGCAAGGGATTTCCTTCAATGGTGCGGAGTTGACAAAGAACAAGTACAACGTTGGAGTCTTGAAAGTCTACAGCACAAAGACATGTTGGACTTTATTCTTCCCAAACGTCATACAACTATCAAGTTCACTGAAAAAACACTGCCCGAAGGTCAACTATTAGATTCAAGTAACCCAGAACACAAAGTATATGTAGATTACTTGACTTCTAGGAAGATAGATACAGAGTCATATCCGTTCTTAATTACACCACATGACGATACAATCGGTGGTAGAAATAAGAATCGTGTCATAGTACCCTACACATATAACAATATGATTGTGGGTCACACAAGCAGATACCTCGATAATAGAATTCCAAAGTACATTAACGACCAGCAACCTGGTTATGTTTTTAATATTGATATTCAGAAGCCAGAATGGCAAGTGTGTATTGTAACTGAAGGAATCTTTGATGCGTTGAGCATCGATGGGGTAGCTATTATGCATGATGACATTAGCAATGAGCAGGCAATGTTGTTAGCCCAACTGAATCGTAGAATTATCGTAGTACCTGATTTTGATAAGACAGGATTAAAGATGATTGACCGAGCATTAGAATTAGGTTACTCTGTTAGTTTACCACCTTGGGGTCCAGGAGTTAAAGACGTAAATGATGCAGTAATCAAGTACGGGAAATTGCCAACTTTACTTGCTATCATCCAACATGCTACAATGAGCAAAATAAAATTAGAATTACAAAGGAAGAAAATTGTCAAAACCATCTGAGAAACAGATAGATTATACACCTGAAGTGCAAAAGTTATTTTTGAGAATGATGATGACTGATGCTGGTTTATATACCAGGGTCATGAACATTATGAACAGTGAGAACTTTGAAAAATCTTTACGACCTGTCGCAGAGATGTACAAAGAGCATACAGAAAAATACAAAGTATTACCAGACCCAACACAAATCAAAGCAGTGACAGGTATTGAAATCGAACCTATCCCTGAAATGAATGAAGGACATAGTGATTGGTTCTTAGATGCCTTTGAGGGCTTTACTAAACGTCAAGAACTAGAACGTGCTATTCTTAAAGCAGCCGATATGCTTGAGAAGGGCGATTACGGTCCAGTTGAGAAACTTATCAAAGATGCTGTACAAGTTTCTTTGCAAAAAGACATGGGTACTGATTACTTCTTAGACCCAAAAGCACGTATCAACAAATATTTTAATGCAGGTGGTCAAGTTTCAACAGGCTGGCCGCAACTCGATAGACTATTATACGGTGGGTTCAGCCGAGGTGAACTAAACATCTTTGCAGGTGGCTCGGGTTCAGGTAAGTCACTTGTTATGATGAACTTAGCGTTGAACTGGTTACAACAAGGCATGAGTGGCATCTATGTGTCACTTGAATTGTCGGAAGAACTAACTTGTTTGCGTAGCGATGCTATGTTAACATCTATGAGCACAAAGGACATTCGCAAAGATATTGATTCGACTGAACTCAAAGTTAAGATGGTCAGTAAGAAAGCAGGTCAATATCGTGTCAAAGCGATGCCAGCACAAAGTAACGTTAACGATATCAGAGCATACTTAAAAGAAGTTCAAATTCAAACAGGTATCAAAGTTGACTTTGTAATGGTTGACTACTTAGACTTGGTTATGCCAGTATCTGTTAAAGTTAACCCTAACGACCAGTTCATTAAAGACAAGTATGTTTCAGAAGAATTAAGAAACTTGGCAAAAGAACTAGGTGTCTTGTTAGTTACAGCGTCACAGTTGAACCGTAGTGCTGTTGAAGAAGTTGAATTTGACCACAGTCACATTGCAGGTGGTATCTCTAAGATTAACACAGCGGATAACGTATTCGGTATCTTTACAAGTCGTGCCATGAAAGAACGTGGGGTCTATCAGATTCAATGTATGAAGTCACGTAGTTCTACTGGTGTTGGTCAAAAGATTGACTTGACATACAACATTGAAACTATGCGAATCACAGACGATGATCCTGAGGGTTACGGGGAGCAACAAGCAAAATACAAACAACAACCTTCAGCAGCTTCTATATTGACACAATTAAAGCCGCAGTCAACACTGACTTCGACTACCCCAATCATTGACCAATCTACCGGTGAGATTGTCGAACCTGTCGCAAACAAAGTAGTTGCTGACGTTCAGGGGTCCAAGCTCAAAGCGATGCTTAATAATCTAAAACGATAAATACACAATAGGAATCTATCTTATGCAACGCAAAACTCGCAGCCTCTTAGAGGAATTAGAATCGGTTGGTAAAAATCGTGATACAAAGCATATCATTGAATCCAGAGCCAACAACATCATTACCAGTGCTATCAATTTACTAGAAATGATTAATAAACATTATGATTCTGAGAAGGCAGCTATCTTAGAGCGCAAATTACTAAGCGCAATCAAAGCTAAAGATTCAAGCAGATTCTCTAAGAGTATTAGGAAAAACGATGAAAATCAATGAAGTTATTAATGAAGCCAGAGTAGGTGACCGATTAAAATCATTTGCTTATAAAAACTTAGGCGGCATGGGCGGAAACGCTTGGTTAAAAACTGCAGGTAAAGTTGGCTTCTTAGATAACTTCCAACAAGAACTAACTCAGTACAAAGAAGCATCCGCAGATTCAGGAACTAAACCTGATTATAAAGATTTCGTCTTAACTTACTTAGATAAGAATGGCTGGAAAGCAACCGGAAGTCAAGTCTCACAAGCCGCAATGATGGCTAACAAGCCTGAACAAATGGCTAACTTCATCTACAAGTTAACGATGAACCAGTCAGTTGCTAAACAAGCAGGTATCAACAAAGCTGCCGCTGCTGCGGGAAAAATGCGTCAGCCTGGACAAACGAACCCAGCTGCGGATTTGAGTACAATGTCACAGCAAGTTATCACAACTATTGATAAATTACACGGCGCGGGTAACTTAGATGACCTAGAAGCGATTGCTAAGAAAGCAATGCAAGTATTGTATTCGCAAAGTCCTGTAAAATATTCAGAACTGTACAAAGAAATCATGTCAGGCAAGAGTAAACCGGCAGTAGATTTGTCTCATCCAGCTGATGGAACAAACGCGGCGTCAGGTTTAGGTAGCAACGAATAACATAATTCAGTACAAGCCCGAGAATTTCTCGGGCTTTCCTATGCCAACTAAATATGTACATGAGTCATAGAATTAGATGCTACACATTGTTTGATATTACGTATACAGGTACATTAAATAGACAACCATCTAAAAATTTTACCAAAGAACAATTACTTGATTGGCAGTTGAAAAGAAACTCACAATCAAACTTAGATACGATTTTACAAATAATTTCTCTACGTTGTCAACCAGAAGAATGCACTATTCCTGTAATGAAGAAAATCGATTTCAGTAAAACAGACTATTTTGGATTCTTGTTTGAGAATGAGGAAGAACAAAATTATTGGGTTTTCGACTTTTCAGTGTTCTACGACGGTGCGTTTTTTGATGGGATAGACCAACTAGGGGCACTATTGTCCGACTGTAACGGGGTGCCAATGACCCCAACTGATAGAGCATGGGATAAACTCCCTGATTTTCTAGACACTAGTGTAGAAGTAAGAAACGTATATTTTGAGGTACTAAGTAATGCGTAAAAATAAAAAGCAGGTAATGGAAAAAGTTAACAAGTTCTTAACGAACCCTGCGTTAGAAGATTTGTCACCGTTTTTGATTATCGATACTGCCGCGGGATATGAGCTGTTCGGTGAATTTACCATAGCTAAAGAAAACAATATGCACGTAGTGACCAAGCATACAACTGACTTAGAAGTAAAATTCTATAGTCAACGAAACGCAGTAGTCTGGACTACGTTGTATTTTCGAGATAATATCGGCGATGCAAATCGAGTAAGAGACTTAGATAAAATTTTAGAAGGAACCAACGTAAACATCGAGGTTCATCAACAGTTATATCTAAAAACCTCAGATATAGACAAAAAACTTATCTATTTTGCAAAACTGCAAGAAGATAAATTAAAGAAGAAGCAACTCGTTATTGAACTTGATAGGTTTGCACTGAATAGCAAAAGGTGGCAAAACTCTCGGTTCGACCAAGTTGTCAAATAATTTTAATAATGATAAATACATTATTAGTACTCTAGGAATAACTATGAAACTTAACGAATTTAACATGAAAAAATCTCAAGCTGCTAAAAGAGCACTTAAAGAACATTTCAACACGGAAATCGACACATCTAAGCTAGATTTGCAAACCACACGTCAAATGTTGACTAAGGTTCGCGGGATCGTTGCTGAGATGAAGTCGGCTGAAACTGCAACTCGCAGTGAACAAAATCCAGCTTTCTTGAAAGCATTGTTCATGGAACAAGCATTGACACATCACTACGGTGAGTTAAAAGCTATGCCTATGTACAATCAACGTATCGTTGTAGAAAACGAGCAAGTTGAGAAGTCCCAAGTTATCTTGGCTGCTCAAGAGATGGTTGACTCAATGCAAAAAATGATTGAGCAAGTATCTGACATGCTAGTTAAAGAACTTCCAGCAGTTGTTGACGGTGTTAACTCAGAAGTGGGTACATCAGAAGGTCAACAATTCAGCGACCAAGTATCTCAAGCATTGACAAGCCTACAAGCAGCACTAACTGGTTCTAAAACTGGTCTAACTGGTGCTTTAGCTGTTATTACAGGTCAAGGCGCTGCTGATATGGGTATGGATGCTGGTGCTGACATGGGTGCTGACATGGGTATGGGCGATGAAATGTCGGACGTATCAGTTGAAGAACCAGGTATGGATGGTGAAGACTTAGGTGCAGAAATGCCCGAAGAAGAGCCAGAAGAAATCTCTAGCGTAGGCCGCGCAACACGTTAATATGCGTTTGTTCGAATTTGCGGACGATGATCCGTTAAGAGTTAAGTTGGCAGGGGTTGCCAGTCAGTTAAAAGCTGATTCAAGTGAACCCATGCCACTTGCTAAGTTTATGGAGATTCTACGTTCAAATGAAATCTCAATAGATGAAGGTGATATCTTCGATATCATTAAAAAAGAACCCCTTGTTAACATTGTGCAAGACATTGAAGATAAACAAGTTGTGTTTAAAGGTCAAGAGGGTGAATTTGAAGAACCCGGACCTGACGAAAATGAAAAGATTCGTCAATCAATGGCAAGCAAACAAGCAAGCAAATTAGGTTAACCAATTAGATTGTACTACGAAGAAATTTGTAGTACAATTGCCATATGTACATTCCCGATAAATTTAAATACGAAGCAATCAAGAGGGTAGACACACCCGAAGGTCGCAGATATGCCACACCCGATGGAAACAAACTCCCATCAGTTACTACAATTCTTTCAGCTACTACCCCTATAGAAAAGCAACAAGCCTTGCAAAACTGGCGCAATGCAGTAGGACATAAGAAAGCACAAGAGATTACAACAGAAGCCGCAAGTCGCGGTACAAGAATGCACAAGTTCTTGGAAGATTACGTACTGACAGGAGAATTAAGTGCGTCAGGTTCTAACCCATATTCGATCCAAAGTCATAAGATGGCTGATTCTATCATCAGACAGGGTCTATGTAACTGTACCGAGTTTTGGGGCACTGAAGTCCCATTATACTTCCCTAGTGTCTATGCTGGAACAACTGATTTGGTCGGTGTGCATGATAGTAGTGAATGTATTATGGATCATAAACAGACTAATAAGCCCAAGAAGCGTGAGTGGATTGATGATTACTTTGTACAACTTGCGGCTTACGCAACAGCACATAATGAGCTTCACGGAACGAAAATCCGTAAAGGAGTTATCTTTATGTGTGATCCGAACGCTGTGTACCAAGAGTTCATTATAGAGGGTGCAGAGTTTGACAAGTATCAACAAGAGTGGTACAAGCGATTAGAATTGTTCTATACCCAGTTCGTATAAACGATGATAAATAGTATATCAACGGAAAAGATATACTATGGCAATCGTACAAATTTCAAAAATCATCCATCGCACTGGTTCTGCTATTGAACTTCCACAATTAGATATTGGTGAGGTGGGGTTTGCCTCAGACGAGCAACGTGTGTTCATCGGAAACGACCCTGAATGGGTTCCTCCTGTCGGAATAGAACCAACTAACACTGAAATTTTAACAAATAGTCCCAATTGCCAAATCGATTGTTCACAACTATCAGGCGTAATTCAAATTGATTCTGATAAAGTAACAACAGTATATACTCCGGGCAATCCAGGCGACTGGGAAGGTACTCCCCCTTCTACAATTACCGACGCTATTGACAGATTAGCAGCACTAGTCAAAACATTAAACAACGGAACCGGCGCTTAATTAATTCTTTGATAAATACATTGTTCAAACAATTTATGCAGAATCCCTCTGCGTAGACCTAGAACGTCATTTCAAAGGAAACAAAATGGGACGTCCATTAAACAAAAAATTATTCGGTAACCGCAACGTAGGTTCTACAGGTTCAGGCGACAACAATCTCGGTGGAGAAGGTTTAGCAGCATTTACATTAGCTGCTCAAAAAGGTAGCCTAATCGTCAACAACAGTAACGCACAACCTGAATTAGTAATTCCAGCTCCATCACTACCCGGTGGTGTTCAAGCTACTGCTACAGTAGTTTGGGAAGTTGAAAGCATCACTGTCGCTAACGGTTTGGCTGGTAACGGTTATACTGTAACTACAGGTGGCGCAACTACATTGACTGGCTTAGAAGGTGTTACTGCTAACATTACAGCAGTTGGTTCAGGCCAAGGTGAAGTGCAAGTTATTGTGCCAGTTAATCGCGGTGAATTCACATCAGGAACTTTCAACAGAGGTGTAGGAACATTCCAAATCGTCGGTGGTGACGGTGAACAACAAGCTACTGTTAAGTACCGTGTTAAGTCTATCACTACAGTTGAAAAGGGTTCAGGTTATATCGCTGCACCTACACTATCATGGACAACAGCAGGTACTGACACAAGTGGTACAGCAGTTGGCGCCCCAACTGTTGCATTGACAGTTAGTTCAGGTGCTACTAACAACAATGATAATGCATCTACTAACCAAGAAAATGCCATCATCGTTTCAGCTCAAACTACTTCAGGTGGTACTGATAAAGTTGGTGATATCGTATCACAAAAAGGTGCACGTAGTTTTAAAGTAAAAACAGCAGACGGCACAGCAGTATGCAAGTTAACTGCATCTGCAAACTTATCAGTTGGTCAAATGTCTATCATTGCGACTGACGCACGTGGTAACACATACTACGTAACTAAGCTAACTGCAAAGAAAGCTACATTGACACGCAAGACACAAAACGGTGGTAACGCATGGGTACACGCTGACGGTGGTGTTGCACAATGGAGTTTTACTGCTGCAACCGGTTCAATCGTTCAAGTTGCAAACGCTTAATCAATTTAAGCTCAACAAAAAAGCCGCTTTATGCGGCTTTTTTTATTAGTTTGTCAATTTTGTTTTTTACTATATCAAAGTTTATAGTATTGAATAAGCCAGGGTGAAGCGGCTTAGGATAACGTTCGTAGTCAACCCAACAGTAACCCGAATGCTCATCATTTAGAGTAGGAATAAATTCATCCGGAACCGTGCAGAAAAATGTATGGTACGTGAAAGTGTTATTCACGAATTTTTGAATTGGTACTAGTTTTGCGCCAGAGGGAAATAATCCTATTTCTTCAACACACTCACGTTCGATTCCTTCAAACAGTGATTCATTCTTTTCAACTTTTCCACCTGGGATTCCCCAAGTACCAGAAGTTTTATCCTCACAACGTAATAAAAATAAACATCGATTCGTGCTTTGTGCGTGAAAGAACACTCCAGCAGAAGTGTTCATTAAATTGTTCATACACTAATTTATCTGAGGTTTAGATGACGATAGAATAATCACCTTGGTCATACCAACCTTCATAACTCTTCATCCAAGCACCATCATTGTATCGATACTGAACTCCAGAAGTTAAGTTTGTTACATATTGAGTGTAGGTATCACTAACGCTATCGTATGCAACAGTCCATTGAGTGCCATCATATTCAATAATATCGTTTGCGTTAGCAACTACACTACCCCATGCAATCGCAGCTTCATCAGGTACAGTCGAATTACTTCCAATCGACTCTACAATGAGATAACGTTGACCACGTGCGGCTGTGGGTAACCCTACATCAGGACCTTTGACGCTTGGGTTAATGATACTATTAACCGGTGCAAGAGTGTTTTGTGGCAAAGTATCAGGATCAATGCTATACATCAATGTTCTGTCATCACTAGGGTTAAACGCAATTGTGCCCACAATTTCAGTATCCATGTATGGATTTTGTAACCAAATTTGACTAATGCCAGGACGAACTGTTCCGTAAACGTTCAACACACTTTGCCAGTATAAGTTTGTGTTTGGATTCTCTGGTAAGTCTACTGCATCGTTCTTTGGATTCGTAGGTTGATTAGCAGGTACTAATTGAAGTGTATTGCCTATTAACAAAACTTTGTACCCGTATGGAGTTATCTTTTGACGAGTGCCTAATAGCAAGTGGTCATCTTGCATATCAGTCAATGCGTTGCCCTTGAATATACTTGCGATAACTTTGTGAATGACACCTAGCTTTTTAACTTTAGCACTTGAACTGATCCAGATAGGCATGTAGAATTTCCATGTCATAACGTCAATAGGATTACCAGTCCCCATAGGGATACTTCTGCTACTAAACGTCAAACCGTCTTGATAAACTACACTTAATGAAGTCCAATCAATAAAGTTATCAGTAGATTGAATTTCCATAGATGGGTTAAACAGTACACCTAGTTGTTCAATTAGTTCAAGTTTTTGTTGATAGTTAGTAGTCCAGAAATCAACTGACACACGTAACGTGTATGGAACTGGCATCACACGTTCAACTGTAAATGCTTGACCCTGTGTTGTTTGCATTTGACCAGTTACTGGATCAAATTGTCGTTGACGAATATTTACTTTATCAATGAAATACGGGTCCTGTGTTCTTTTCTGGTCGTACTCTAAACCGCTAACATAATACGTAATCAGTGGTGCGCTGGGCATACTGCTTGCTGAGTTGTTAGCAATAATAGCTGCTGCTTGTCTACTAGAATCACCGTACATGATAGGTACTCTGACAAGAATATCATTTCCTGCAGGATCCTTGCCCTTAGTCACTTGCCAGTCACTAAAGATTCTAGCGAATTGCACTAAGAATCTGCGAATCTGATTGTCATAAAAAAACTTTGCCATGTGTTACCTTAATCTACTTGAATCTTAAAGAGTGATGATAATGACTGTTGTTCTGGAATTGTCGTTCCATCAGTCAATGTCGTCACGTTGTTGTTATTGATGAATGATCCTAACTGTGTAGATGAGCCAACAGTAGTTGATTCACCTCTAGAATTTTCACCAATGCGTACCCATAATGTGCCATCCCAACGATATAACAAGTTAGGAAGATAATCAATACGCAAGAAGTAATCACCGACTGATGGGTTAGCAGGGAATGTAATACCTGAGCCTGTCGGGATACCGTTAGGAGCAGTACCGTCTCCAATTAAATATCCGTCTTGATAACCGAAACTTTGCGGTGAGAAATATTTGATGTATTTAAATCTAGGGTCAGCATCCGCACGATAGTCCATGATATTTTGCTCAATGGGGTCACCCGTGAAGTTACCTGCAATTACAATAGTTGAGTCTGCTGGAATCACTGCAATGACAGGTTTACTGATAATAAATTTATTATTAACAACATCCACTGTTATCATGTTTGTGTTCGGTGAGAACGCAGTTAATCTAGAAGTAGCACCAGTAGCCATTGAAGTTGTAATCTCTTCGGCAATGTTAATGCCTGGATTTTCATACCAAGTGTCTGGTACTTCTACTGGTACTACTGGTTCAATTACTTCAATCTCAGTTGATCCGATACTAACTGAATTCTTTGTTCTAAAATATAACTTAGGGAATTGGTCAGCTGATGAGTATGTGTTATCAGTTGTTCCATATGGACCTGAAACAGCACCTAATGCAGTTGCAGCCAATACTAGTGTACTGTCAACTTGACCTGCTCCTGTGTCTAATCGTTCGGGTGCTAATTTAGCAGTTTCTAAACTCATCTTAACGAAACTTGCCAAAGCATCAATATCAGTATCAGTCAATAAGTTAAGTTGTTTTCTAGCCGCAGCACCAATTCTAAGAACAGTGCTAGGTGTTGAATAACCTGGGCTGTATGTTGTATCAACTGTTCCTCTAGTAGGAACCGGATTAGTTGCAGTAGATACGATGTTAACAGGTGGCGCAGGTTCGCCATCGAATGTCGGTACTAGATATAGTTGTGAACGGTCGTAACCAGTCTTCGGTACTAGTCTTGCAGCCTCTTGAATGTTTGCATCATTAATTTCGATATTTTTATTGTATCTACCTAGAATATCTCTAATTGAGTCTGCCTCAGTCAATGTCCAATAATCTGTATCAGTACACGGGATACCAACAGGTACAGATGTAACACCGTCTTTCAATGTATAATTCTTGTCGCCGAATGTAACTGTGTAACCAGGAACATAAGACGCTGTTTTATCCCAATCACCCAAATAATTGTCTTTTTTCATAGGTGCAGAAAGTATCGTGCTAAATTCTTGACTGTCAACTAACGGCTCACACTTGATACGCCACAAGTGAGGGTACCATGTTTGTGAAAAACCTTCACTTGCATAACTACCGTCAGTAACTTGATAATATCTACGCAAGCTAGTTGGTACTAATTCATTTAGTGGGTGATAATCAGTCAAGTGAGGTAGCTCTAAAACGTCACCAACCATTAGCTTACGCCCTAATAAGTCAATCATGTTGTTATAGTGAACAGTGATAAAGATGATATCGTTGTTTAAGAACAAACCGAACTGTGATAAGTCAAAATCTAAATTCTGTACGCTATAATGACCACGAAGTTGGTATATGTCTTTGGCATATTTCCTATCTCTGTTTTCCAAAAATAACAAATCTTGAATGTTAGTTGGGTTCAAAGTATCGTATTGTGGCTGAGATTGGCTATTGCTAGGACCCTGGTCGCTAGGTCCTAGATATTTGTGTACGTATAAGTCTGTTCCGCCCACTTGAAACATTTCCTTGATATTTCGGTCAAGAAACTTGAAATCATTGGATTTTTCTGGGCGATATAGGGAAAGTCTTGGCATGTTTTGATCCAGTTATTCTGTATTTAGTATAAAAGTTTTACCTTTAAAATGCTTGACATTTATTAGAATCTCATATATAATTACTCTATCGTTAATAGGAGATTTCATGGCAACCAAAAAGCCTAAGATTACAAGTGACCATTTCGTTAAAGCGTTGAACCCACGTGATGCAACTGAGACAAAATACATGGGCGATGAGCCATATTTTGCATTGCAACCAGAAGAACGGTCACTAGCACTTACCCGTAGCTTTACGTGGTACAATCGCTTCTATGGCAAGAAGGATGCAAAAGACTTGTTGTGTCAGTTTTTAGAATACAACAACCGCACTGATGAAGCTAAAAAGATGCGTAGGGTTGACGAGAAAGAAGTATTGATGACCTTAGCATGGTTAGCACGTATGACTTTGCGGGGCTTAATTTTAAATGAGCACGAAACTAATGTACTCGAAAACGAAATCAGCCGACTTCTTTTCTTAGTGAACAAGCCTGAGGTTATTGAAAAGGAAGAAGAAAAGCCTATCTCTAATCGCCCCAACATTCAAGAATTGTTGCGTGAAAAAGCACGTGAGGCTGCTGGCGAACTTGAGGGTTTGTTTGACGAATTTATTACTACAGGTAAATCAAGTCAAAAGCCAATGGATGTTGTTGCTAAGTTAAACATCGTCCCTCAACAAATTCCATACATCGTAGGATTCTGGAAGCGTAAGCAGGAAGAATTTGAGATTTTGCAAGAAGGCAAAGATGCAGATATCAAAGAAGCATACAGTTTCTTGGGTAAGATTCAAGTGCGTAACATTCTCAAATTTATTGAGCAGGTTACTACAGACTTGAATTCATACATTTCAGTTAAGAAAGCAAGCAAAGCTCCTCGTAAGAAGAAGGCAGTGCCCGTTGAGAAGATTGTAGCTAAACTCAAGTACTTGAAAGAATTTAAAGATGCTACAAATAAACTCGAATTGGTCTCAATCCATCCGACAAAACTTCATGGAGCAAGCGAGGCGTGGGTCTATGACACAGCTAAACGTAAACTTCACCACTATGTCGCCGATGAGTATTCAAAAAGTTTCACAGTTAAAGGCAACACTATTCTCGGCTTTGATACTAATAAGTCCGAAATCAAAACATTACGCAAGCCTGGTGAGCAAATCAAAGAAGTTATGGGTAGTAAGCCAGCCGCGAGAAAGTTCTTTAACGACATTAAAGCTGTCGGTACTGTACCTAACGGGCGTTTTAATGAGAACATGTTAATCTTGAAGGCATTCTAATATGTGGCGAATCAAAATGTTTTTCAAGTTCATTCTTTGGCTTCTAAAGAAGGTAATGTGGGGTCCAGTTTTACTACTTGCGCATCTTCACAGGTTCATTGATGAATGGAAAGAACAATGCCGCGAAGAATTCGGGTTAGCACTATTATACTATATGCTAACCACACTGTGTAGTATGGTAGGCGGCATGGTTGGTATGCTGATTATGAACGGTGAAGACAATACCACTAAGCAAATGGTAACTGGTAGTCTAGCATCATCGTTCTATTTTGCTACAGGTATATTCATCTTTGTGATTTTGCTTGCCTCATACGATAAGTTCATTGAAGAATATGAGCAATCATTTAATAAATTGAAAGAATAAGATGCTTAAACATGCTAAAGGTAATGTGTTAGATATGGGTGAACGTGGTGACTTTGAAGTAGTCATCCAAGGCTGTAACTGTTTCAATGCAATGGGCGGCGGCATCGCCCGAGAAATTCGTGAACGATATCCCTATGTTGCCGAAGTAGATGCAGAAACTATCAAAGGCGATTATAATAAGCTAGGCACTTTCACTTCTGCTCCTGC